CAAGGTTTCAACACTCAGTGGAGGCACTTGATAAAGCAGACATCGCAATCGCCTTCCCTAAGGACCTTCTTGAGAAGTTGATAGCCGATGGACGGTTTAAGACACAGTTTGAAACACGGACTTCACGTGGTGCGCTTCATCCAGAAGGAAGAATCTCGGGAGACGTTGCTCAGTTCGGATACCACCCAGACACTGCCCCGGATAAGCGTCCTGTTTATGGATACCTTACGTCTGGTGGAAGTATCAATAAAAGAAATTTGGGAAGTATTAAACAGTATGGTGAACTTCAGTTTGTTCTCAAAAGGGATTCACATTCACGCTCAACATACACAACACACGACAGTCTTAGTTCAGGTCTAACACCTTCACCAATGGGGATACCTAGTAAGGATGCTTCTGGAAAGGTTGGAGAAACAATGTATTCAGAAGCGCAGATACATGGAGGCGTCAGTCTTTCGGATGTTGACTATGTAGTCATAAATGTTGGAGAACCAGACCAATGGGATTGGCAGAACAATAAGGTTTCACAAGAAGAGTTTGATTCAATCAGTGGAATGCTCGCACGGGTAGGTATTCGGGTAGTTCCAGTCAGAGATGGCGAAATAGTTGATACGTGGAACGGTGGGCAAGTCGTTCCAGAACCTCCAGCAGATACAATCCCAGAACAAAAACCAGTTAAGGCAGTCGCATGAGACAAGAACTAATAGCAGTGCGTGGGCAGGACAAATTGTTTTACACACACGACATCACTAGTGAACCTAATGTTGTTAGACGGATGGGTTACATCACCAAAGGTCAGTCAGACACAAAGATGGAAGTTGATGTTGACGTCGTCCTTTCTCGTGGATACTGGGAAGACGCACCAAAGCCGACCAGAGATACCAGAGGTAAGTCAATGGAGTGGGTTGATGTCGCCACCAAGTCGTTCGTACTGGATGCCCCGTCATTTGACATCAAGTCCCTGAACTACACAATGCCCGAAGTGCGTGAAAGAATCAAGAACCGTATTATGGCTGGCGACAAGGGTGGCAAAGCAGGTCAATGGTCTGCTCGCAAGGCGCAACTACTCGCTATAGAGTATCGTAAAGCAGGTGGTGGCTACAAGGGTGGTCTACGCAAGACGCAGCGTTCGCTCAAGAAATGGACACGAGAGAAATGGACAACATCAGATGGCAAACCAGCGATTCGTAAAAACGGCACTCGTCGCTACCTTCCTTCTTCTGCTTGGTCTCGTCTTACGCCAGCACAGAGGGCAGCGACGAATCGTAAGAAAATCATCGGAAGTCGGCAAGGCAATCAGTTTGTTGCAAATACACGAAGTGCAGAGAATGCTTCGCGCAGAGCGAGAGACTGAAGTTATCCCCGGCCGGGACCAGTCCCGATAGTCTTTACCACTTACCGAGTGGACAAGCCTCGCCTACAAAACGCACCTTCATAAGCAGTGGGCAACCACAAACCTTACAGGTCTTCTTCCACTTCTTCATGTGTGGACATTCTTTACAGATTGCGTATCTACGAGCAGCGATTGACGCTGATACTTCTTCCATTAGCGCATTCTGCGCTGACATTTAAGGCAGAACTCCGACCACGGGTAGTACCTGCGCATGTTTATAGGGTGAGAACAGTCAATTATCTCCGTGACCTTGGCATTCACCGTGTCTCTAATCATCTGAGACATGGTAAGACCAATCTTCTCGGAGGCTTCCTTCCAGCGTTCCCTATCCTTATTCGTCAAGCGAACGAGAATGTTCTTGTCAGCAGGACCATCTTCTGGTGAAACCTCAGTAGACATAGACATGTCGCCATGTGCTTCACGGTCAATAGCCGAAACTAGATTACTAATCTCTTGGTCTTTTTCACTCATCAACTATCTCTGCGTCCTGTATTGGTGCTTGCCCGAGGATACCAGCAACCATGTCTGGTGGAAGCACACCCGACATGCCCATGATTTCCAATAACTTACGAGCCTCTGTCTCTGGGTCAAAGGCGTCAATAGCAGCAGGGCGACCCCCTTCGCCAGCAAGAGTTGCTTTCACCGACTCCGAGCCCCGTACATCCATCTGAACATTGATGTTGGTGGCTTCCATGCCAAGAAGTTTAGTTCTTCTGTCCATGATTGAGAGAACTTGTTGTATCGCTTTGAGGTCTGGTTCTACTGCCACCTCGGTGCCGTCGTCCATTCTTACCTTTCGGTGCTGAGTAAGTGGCCAGATTGCTGCTTGTAGGTTGTCTAGGCGTTCCAGTTCCATGCGTAACACCTCTGGGTACGCCATGAGTGCTTCTCTGTTCAGTTTCTCTAACTGACGCTGTACAGCCCTGTGTACGGAAGCAGACGTAAGGTCAAACCTTCTGGCAATCTCAGATACTGCTACGCCAGCCTGTCTCATCTTGAAAATACGTAAGTCTCGCTCTGCGATGAACTCTTTCGTCATCACTTTATTACTGCGCTCTTGACTCATTTTGTTACCTTAGCGTACTCCACTACTTCAAACGGGAAAAGCCTACCCCTCTTTATCTTGGTAGGCCATGGCCTGTCGTCACGAGCACCTCGGAAATGCTTGACATCATAAGTGTACGCCATACCAGACGAAATGTCAGGAGTGAGCGCAATACCAAACTCTGGCCAACGGGACCACACAGCAGAACCAAACGGGCGCAACTGACGATTTGTCATGCTTTCACCCAAAGGTGCGTGATGCTCCAACCAAAGAGCACACTGATACGAATCTCTTATGTAGTCAAGATACTTGGCAACCTCAACGGCTACTGCTTCTGCCGTGCGACCACCTGGGTCTACGAATGCCTTGTACAGAGGACCCATGATGAGCAACTCTGGCTTCGTATCCTCAATGGCACGCTCCAACACTTCTCTATCTTCTGGCTTCATCAAATCAAAACCCGATGGCTTGACGAGAAGTTCTGCTGTTGGCGACTTCGTGTAGCCCCGAGCAAACGCAGCATTGTAGATTTCACGAGAAGTACGCCTGATAATGCGCTCTGGGTTTTCCAAGTCCACAGTCAATGTACGTACTTGTCGCATGCGTTGATAAGTGAACGGGTGTACGCCACAACCTGAAAGTATTGCTACCTGTCTAGCAAGCATTGTCTTACCAACGCCTTCGGCAGCAACAACAATAACTCGTTCTGTGCGCTCAATCAAATCGTCAATGACCCAATCGTAAGTGTCATCACTGCTTTCGGAAACAAACTCGCTCCACGATACTAGTCTGCCAAAATCTCTAGGCTTGTCTCTGCCTGCCGACATCGCAATGCCTTGCGCTTTGATAAGCAATTGATGTGGCGACAAGTCGTTGCGAAGCATTAGTTGCTCAAGTTTGTTCCTCGCCTCAATGAATGCGTCAGGATTAGAGACCACTTCAACTCTCGGAGCGACTTCAATAGTCGGGGCAGTCGGTGCCGGCGTGTCTTCGTCAAGCAATAGGAGTTCATCTATGTCTCCACCAAGAGATAAGAAGTCGGTTATGTCTTTGTATTTCGGCGTGTGCCAAACTCGTGCTTCGCAACCAGCCTTTGACAACTCGCTACATACCGTCTTTGCGTGAGCCATTCCTGGTTCGTCATTGTCGGCAATAATCTCAACTTCTGCGCCAGCGAGAACTGCTGTGTGTATCGGCAACCACTTACCAGCACCTCCTGGCATTGTCGTTGCGATAATCCCCATGTCCATGAGAGTGTCGGCATCTTTTTCACCCTCAACAACCCAAATAGGGAAACCCTCTTTTACGGCATTGATGAGTGCTGGAAGATTATAAAGAACTTTTGGTGTGTCGCCGAGGGAGTATTCCCATCCACCTCTACCGTCGGGCTTACGTTGTCGGAATGTTTTCTTTCCATCACCGTCAATGTAACGGAGTTTCTGGAATAGAAGTTCTCCGTCTTCATCAGTGTAGTTGTAAGTTTTAGTAAGTTCAAGTTTTTCTTTGTTACGTTTTTGTGGTGGGAACAAAGATGCTTGCGTCAAACCAATTGATTCGCAAATTTCCTTACTACTGCACGGCGAGCCCCGATGACACGAAACCAGAATGTTTCCAGTGTTGCTATCTTCGGAGATTGACAGAGATGGATTATCGTCATCATTACGACACGGGCAACGTGCTTCCCATCCGTTAGAAGTTTCGCTTACTCCTTTTAGACGAGAAAGAAACTCGTCTGTATGCGAAGAGGACATTATCGTGCTGCTTTTTCTAGGAATTGACCACCGTTTGCATCACGAAGTCCTACGCCTCTGAAAACTATGCGACCTTCACGACCGAGAGTAACATTCTTGGACCAACGCATTTCTGCTCGTTGTTGTTCTTCGTATCCACCCCAGATACCCCATGGCTCCCATTTGATTGAATACTCTAAACACTGCACGGCAATAGGACATGTAGAACAAATCTGTTTTGCCTTTGAAGTGTTGACTTTTATTTCGTTTAGTTCTTCACGCTTCCCAGTTTTTTGTAGAGGGAACCACCACTCTGTTGGATAACCCTTGCAGTTACCATTCTCTGGTGAAAAACTACCCTGTTCCAAATCAACCTCCATGCTGTTGCCCCGTTATTCTACGCACATCTCTTTCAGTAAGAAAAATTGTTGCGTAACGCATCCGAAGGTTACCTGCGTCATCCGTCATTACAACATCAACAGCATCAATTGGTATTCCAAAATGTGACGACAGTGATGCTTTCATCATTTGTGTTTCCGTTTCTATTGATGCGAGTTCGTCATCATCAATAAAAGTGGCGCGAGGTTGTGCGATTGCTAACGAAGCCATCGTTGTCTCCACCTTCTCTGCACGCAAACACCACACGCACGCAAGTTTTGGTGCAGTCGCTGCTCTCGGTCGTTGTTCTATGTGACCACACGAAAGAACATGGTGATAAGTAACGGAGCCCCAGCCTCCAACTCGCCTTATCTCTACGACGTCTCTACGGGGCGCACGGCGATGTTCTGTCGTCATGAGTCATACAATAACAAAACCCCACCCGAATAAACGGATGGGGCGTTGCTAAATCGTTATGCGCTCACGGGCGCACTTTAATGATTAGAAAGGTTCGTCTGATGGAACTGTTTCTTTGGTTCGCTTAGGTGTCGGCTTCGCTGACGAATCATTTGATGAAGCACGACGACGCTCAATTGATTCAAGTGAACCGGTACGGATTCCGATTTCCATTGCCTTGATTTCAATTGTTGAACGCTTCTGTCCAGAATCTTTGTCGTCCCATGAACGTTGGTCCAGAGTCCCGACGATAACTACGCCCACACCCTTTTCCAGCACATTCGCTGAGTTTTCTGCGAGGTATCCCCATGCGACGATGTTGAAGAACGATGTCTTCTCCACCTTCTCACCAGAAGCATCCACATAGTTGTCGTTCACAGCGACAGAAAACTTCAACTGAGCCTTCTGATTAGAAGTGAACTTCAGTTCTGGGTCTGATGTGAGGTTTCCCACAATTGTTGTTGGTGTAATTGC